TGTAGAACGCAGCAGTCGCTTGACCACCCGCTACAATATAAATAACTGCACCAACGTATTGCGCCCATGTTGTAGAACCTGTGGCGTAAGTCCATGCACCTGTTTGAACGGTATAAATACCATTTTGTGCTGGCAATGTTTGATTTTTAACTAAAACTGTATCACCTGCAACAACTGATACGGTGTCAATAGTTTGTGCGCCTGAAAGCGTAATGTTTGCAGTCGTAGCTGCTTTTGCTGGCGCTTTCCATGAAATGCCTAATAATGCGTAATCTACATATTGTTTATTAGCAATATCAGTAGCCGCAGAAGGTGTTGTTGAAATTGTGCCTGTAACTGTAGATATGTTAGTAAAGTTACCTGTAGATGGAACTAACGCACCAATAGTCGTGCTATTGATTGTGCTGCTTGTAATGTTTAATCCTGATTGGTCAGGGTCGATTGTTGCTGAAAATGGCTTGTTCTGCCCAATAAATGTTACAAAGTTATCTTGTAAGTCAAAATATGCCTGAACAGGCAATAAATTCTGAATTGTGGATTGAGCAGGACTAGTCATTATATTTCCTTATTATTGATTTTCAACAGCGGTTACATATAAAGTTGTTGTATCTGATCCACCACAAATTGCTGTAATTTGAAATGGAGCTGTTGGAACTGCTAAAGTTAGTGGGTAAACCATATTTGCTGGTAATACAAAATCACCTGGTGTTCCTGCTACTGGAAATACTGAAGCTGGAGCAGTTGCTAGATTAGAAACAGTAATAGCACAAGCTTTAGTGCCAGCATTTAAAAATGTAGCGTAATTAACTTGATCGTTAGTTGTATCGTTAATAGTGATTGAGGTTGATGATGTAGCCGTAACAGCGATAGCATAGGTTTTTCCTACTGATCTTAAAACTGTAGTATTAGCCATGATTGTTTCCTTGAATTAGTTAAATTATAAACTTTAATAGAAAAAAAGCCATTAGAAATTTAATGGCTTCTTCTCTTTATTGCACATTACTAGTTTTGTTGTGTTAAATCGTAGCCATAAACATATACATCAAATGTCGCTGCTGCACCTTGTGCAGTTGCAACGTTTACATATAAGTTTTGAGCTGTTTGAGCTGCTGTAGAAGCAACTGTTCTTTCTGACACAACTGTTGAAGCTGTTAAACCTGATAAAGCTGCGTTAGCAACAATACCTGTTCCACCTGCTGCTGGAGCAGTAAATAAACCTGCGGCAGCTGTAGTTAAGCTAATTGAAGCGTTTGTAAAAACAACATTTTTTACAGAGTAAGATGTTGAGTTAATGATTGGTAAAACTGTGTCGCCTGTTACGTTTGCATTAACACCTTGATACACAGCCAATAAGCGTAAAGCCTGATTGGTTCCGACTAGCTGCGGATGTGCGCTTGAGGTGACTGCTGGGCCTGGATTAGACATAATAAATTTTCCTTTTCTGTTTGATTAATAGAGAGGGCTTTTACACCCTCTCACCGTTACATTACTTAAGCTGCTACTCGGCAAGCTAACTCAGGGTAGAGTGGCGCCCAACCGTATAGAACATCAAGACGTGTAGGAATTGAGTCATTGTTAATTGTGTATTGACGAACAACACGCATTGAAAGACCAATTTCTTTGTCAGATGCACGACCAGCGAAGTGAACACCGTCAGGTAGCTCAAGATCAGCTACTGCTAGTGTGAACGCATTTTTGTGCATAATGATGTTTTGTGGTGATGTGATACCTGTGTTGTTAAATGGTGTAACTGTTTGTGAACCTGAAGAAGTTACAACTACGTTTTGGAATTGACCTGCTGTAATAACAGCTGGTGAAACGTTTACTGTAGCTGTGCCGCCTGAAGTAATAGTTACAGGTGAATTAACAACAAAGTTACGCAATTTACCATAAGATTGACGATTTTGTGGGTTAGCACCAAATACGCCAGCAATAGTAATTACATCGCCTTGGTTTAATGAAGCATTAGCAGTAGCTGCACCAATAGTGATGTTAGAGCTTGAAGCCCAACCACTTGTTAGGAAGCCTGTTGCTGTTGTAACGTTACATGAAAGAACAGAAGTTGCATAAGAACCAAAAGTTTGTGAAACAACGTTTTGATCTAATTTCCAATTCATACCGCCTGAATCACGACCCATTAAACCTTTAGTGTATTGAGCAGAGATAGCTGTTTGTGGATTGAAAAGACCTTTTAAGCTGTCAACAATAGTTGCAGATGTAAATGGCTCAACGATACATGATCTGCGGCCATCTCTTGGAGCGCCTTCAGAATCAAGGAACGCTTGACCTGTTAAGTATGTGATTAAGCTTGTTGGAGTTGTGCCTGCTGTGCCAACGATATTTGCTGTGTTGTTTTTAGCAGTTGTAAGACCATCTCTGTCAATCTTATTCGCAATAGCTGCCACAGCTGGTTTAAGAACTCTGTCGCTAAACATATCTAAAGATAATGCTAAGTCTTGAGTTGTAAACTGTGTGTCAACGTGGAATTGTGTTGATAAAGTAACAGGAACTGATGTTTCGTTGAAATCTTCAACGTTTAATGCTGGGCCTGTTGTTCCGATGAAACGACCAGGACGTCTAACGTTTACTGTGTTACCAATTTTTGCGCCTACTACTGCAAATTGGTCGTCATAGTTACGGTCAACTTCTGATGTGAATGTTAATTCATTTTCCAAAACCATCAACGCTTCGTTGGTGATCTTGCTAATGGTTAGTAAATTATTAGCCATGATATTTCCTTATTTTAAGAGTTTAATATCCTGCTACCTAATCTTTCCTGCTTTTCGAGATTCACGCCATTGTTGATAAGTGCCATGGAATTCACCATCTGAGCCTACGCCAACATCGGCAACTGCTGAACTCGTCTTTATAGGACTAATTGGTGCAGGTGCTTTACTGCGTGCAATAGAAGGTTTCGTTTCAGCTTCAGTCTTGGCATCTTTAGGTGTTTCACTAGCCTCAAACTTTGCTTCTAACTTCCCAATTTCTCGAAGGGCGCTAACTGTTGATAGAGTGTTTAACTTTTCTGCTAGCTCAGGATTTTCTGCTAAATGATATAAAATTCGTGGGCCTTGTTCGGACTCCAACATTGCATCTCTTATAGCATCGTTGACAGTTATGTCGGATGCAGAGGCAATCATTTCATCATAGTCAGGCAAATCCGCCTTAACAGTTTCTAATCGCTCATTCCAAGATTTAATAACGCTTTGGCGTTGTTCTTGTTCTTTGCGTTCAGCTTCAGCTTTATCTCTATTCAAAAGGGCATTTTCTGCCGACCATTCAGCTAATGCTTCAGCGTATTCAAACGCATCATTAAACTGACTTGGTGAAGGCTTAACGTTTTCCTCTACAGGTTTCGGTTCAGCTCTTCCTTCTAGCTCTGAAATTCGTTTCTCTAAAGCTTCACGAGCATCACGTTCTTTAGCCGCTTCTTTGCGAGCTTCTTCACGTTGCTTTGTTAGCTCTGAAAATCTCTTTTCAAGCTTGGGGTTTTGTTTCTTCTCTTCTGTTGCTTTTGTTTCTGTTTCTTCAATTGGCTGTTCACTCTGATCGGTTGCTTCCTCTGTCGGCTCTGCGGTTTTTTCTTCAACTACAGCCTCAACAGGTGCTTCTTCAGCTAAACCCAATTTGTTTGCATAAAACTCTTCTGCGTTGGCAGAAGTTACTACACTTCCTGCTTCTTTTTCTGACATGGATGACTCCAAGATTTTTACCCAATGATTCCATTGGTAGATTGTTGCTTTATACTATAAAACTACTTATTAATCAATTCTTACTTAAACGGCTCTTTCAATAGTTTCTGCATTTACTAAATCAGCGTTTGAACCGCTCATCTTAGCTAATATTAATGCCATTTGCGCTTTAAGCAATTCAATTTCAATTTTAGTGTTGTTATCAGCGTCTGTATTGCGCTTGCTAGTTTCTTCACGCATTTCAGTATCGTTTGCTTTAGCTGTGACATCCATAAGCTTACGTTTAGTTTCTGCATCTTGTTTGACTCCTTCGATGTCTTGACGTTGTTGAATAACCATTTGAAGCTGTTGTATAGCTTGTTGAGCTTGTTGGTTTTGCGCTTGTAATTGTTGTAATTCCATTTGGATTCTTGGTGGAACTTTAGACTTATCATCCACTTTAGCTAATGGATTGTTTACGGCTAATCTATCAGCAATCGTTTCAGCGCCTGGGAAGTCCATGTTTCTTACTAATAAATCACCAGCTTGTTGAATTAATGTTGGATCGGCTGCAAATAAAGCCATCATAGAATCAACTGCTTCTTGGCGTTTAGAGTTATAACCTGGGCCTGTATCCATAACAACATCATATTCACCTACTGTGACGTCATTAAGAATCTTATCAATACCTTCTTCGTCTTGGCCATATTGATTAATAGTTAAAATTTCAGGTTTGCCATCGTCACCAATAATACGCAATACTCTTTCTCTATCATAAATCTTTGGAACTAAATCAAGGATAATGCGACCTGTTTGACGGATAGAACGAGTTAAGTTGTCATAGTAGTGGAAGTTAGTCATGTCCACTTGTTGTTGTTGGCCTTGTAAAGCTTTACCTGAAATATTGCCTTGCGGTAATTGGCTAGGATCAAATATACCTACCACTTGCATTAAGTCAGTAGTCATAGATTGAGCCGCAGCCATAATGCCTGCTGGTGGTGGTTCAGGTTGTAATCTTTGTGGTGGAGGTGCTGGCTGACCATCGATG